TCTTCACCAGATATTCTACTGATACGATTAACCAAATATGGAATATCAAAACCATAAATGTTCCAACCGGTCATCGCATGAGGAGATTTCTGTTGCCAGATAATTAAGAACTCTTTGATAAGAGTGTATTCATCTTTACAGAAAATATATTGAACATCATCACGGTGTTTTTCATAAACACCACAACCAAATGTATAATACATTGGGTCATTAGAGAATTTAACGGTAATAGCTGTGAGTGGTTCAGATGCTGTTTTAGGTTCGGGGAATCCGTTTTCAGAACCAACCTCAATATCAACATTGGCAATACAAAGATGTTCGTATTTCCAATCAATGATTTCTTCAGGATGCTGTTCAGAGATAAGAGCATACTGATACATGGTGTTACCATATATCTTGAAGTTATCTACTTCAGCATATCTCTTTACGAAGTCACGAGCTTCACGAATACTTTCAAACTTCATTGGGTCAACATATTCGCCATGAAGCGTTTTCCACTCTGTCGCCTTTTTAGATGGCAAATACAGAGTGGGTTTATAAGCTACTTTACGCTTGACTTGTTGACCGTTGGATATTCCACGATAAAGAATGTGATTGCCAAAAGTTATGGCACTTGTGTAATAATTTGACATTCAAGGAGTATATCACACTTTTGGAATAACTGAGGCAATTTCAATACCTGCACCAAATACTTTATTGTATTGGTTCTCTAATTCACGGACAGGTTCAGTAATACATAAAACATTGTCCATTGAAATTTTAATGCCTGATTTGAATTCAGAGGCAAACTCTAAAAATGGTGCAAAGCCCATTACAGGCCCTTCTTTTGTTGGTTGAACGATTACTTGAACAGGTTGCTTGATAATAACCTCATTCTTATCGTTACAATCAACTTCACCAATAAGTGTTTGTGTTGTTTTGAGTGTAATTAATTTTAATTTCATATTATAATCCAATTGTTAAACTTGCTGGTAAAACGCCGATAGTAACCCATCTTTTTGGGTATAACATCTCACGGCCCCTAAATTCATTCATATCATAAGTTGGGTCTTGAACCCATCCAACAACTTCAACCATGTTATCATATTCACGGAAGAATAAGTCATAACGGTCTGCACGAGGCATTTTGTGTTCAATGGCCAACTTCTTTGCTACTTCACGAGTATTCATTCTTTTCTTTCCTTAAATTCATAGAAAAAATCATTGTTGTTTCTGGCAGAATGTTTAGCGTTTTTTTCTACCGAATACAACTTTGACGCTATCTTAAAATCTGGTATTTTGAATTCAGGTACTGTTAAAGAAGCATCATAGAATAATGTTTTATTATTTGGTTGAGCAGCAAACTGTCCATTATCCAACTTAATAAAATTATAGCTCTTATGTTCTTCTACTGTTTCTGAAAATCCTGTATTCAAATAACCAGGGTCATTTTGGCAAAAATCTACGGTGAACATGTATTCACCATAATGCCATTTTCTGTCTTTGTCCAAGAATTTACATTTCAACATACGCAAATTATCTTTTTCAATGACAGTAAAATTATAACTCAAACAGTCCCAAATTTGCAAGTAATCCAAAGGTAATGTTGCATTTTTAAGGTCTGTTTGCCTTGATACAAAAGCATGTAAAGGAAGTTTATCATAAATGGCGCCATAGTTGGGCAATAGTGCTTCAATACGAAATGCTTGGTTCTTAATACACTTCATTGAAATCCAAATACATGGTTCGTATTCGCCATGGCCTTTTTCAAAGTCATAGAGAAACTCTTTCTTTACATAGCATTGAATTGGTGGTAAATTGTGGACTAGGAATGCCATTATGCTTTCTTATCTAATTCGTATTGATAGGTTCTTTGACGAAGCTCAGTAGAACTAAAACGATGTGTCCTTGAATTGTATATTATATCTATGTTACGGTCAACACAAATTTGCTTACCGGTGAAATCTTTACCGTGATATTCTTCACCGATGAATCTTTTATTGAGTGGTAGAAACATGAGTAAGTCTTCAAGGTCTCTTTCAGTTTCATATACAATAATTTCATCAACATATTTTACAGCTGATAACTGAACATATCTTTCAACGATTGATTGAACTGGTTTGTTTTTGGTTTGTGGTCTATCAATAGCTGGGTTAGTTTGCAAACCACAAATAAGATAATCACATTGAGATTTAGCTTCCGCTAACATTAGAATATGACCCGCATGAAGCAAATCAAAAGTTGATGCTGTGAATCCTGTAATTCTATTCATTATAAAACTCCAAAATAAAAAACCCCACCGAAGTGGGGTTTTGCGTTGTAAGAACAATATTACTTGTTCATTACATACATGGTCACTTCAAAGCCAAAACGCATTTCTTGAGCTGATGGTGTTGTCCACATGTTATTTCTCCTTAGATTGATAAATTTTTAGTTTATAATCCAAATCGTTAGAGATGCAATATAAACGCAAAGGTCTAACTTGAGTTTTATCGTTAGTTTTTTTATACTAACATCCATATTTTATAACACTTTCAGCTAAAAGTCACTACTGAAAACCATTAACTACTACTACTGTTTATCTGTTCAAATTAGGCAATAAGTCCTGGCTTATAAACTGTTTTGCCGTTCTCTTTAACTGCGGTAAGTGCCTGCTTTTTAAGGTTATTAGCATCATAAGATACATGAACCCAACCAGAATCTGGAATGCCTGGTGTGTAGAATTCAAGGATTAGCTGTGTGAAATCTAAATTATCTTTAATCCATTCTGCTAATTCAGCATTAGGTACACCTGGAATTTCAATATCTGCTGCCTGACCTTTACAATGGTCAGATGTTCTTGAACCACCCACAGCTGCATTAACTTCTGGTGCTCTATAACCAGAATTAACCTTAACTGCAACACCATATCCTTCACGGACTGGTTGTAAAACATTCTCACATAATGTTCTTAAATTGTCCACAACTTCTTGTGTTGGAGTATTATCTAAACCATTGGCTTAGTTTTTGTTTCAAATCCATTTTACTGGTCCTTATCTTCTCTTTGGTTTCGGTCTCGTCTAGGTGGTGGTGCTTTTACTGCGGTCACAATAGCTTTAATCATCGCATGCTTAAATTCAATTCTTGTTCTACCACCAAAACTTGTCATCAACCTTTTGACAGTTTTTGGCATCTTAAAGTTCTTATCAGAACCAAACATAATATACTCCATTCATTATTAAAAATAAGGTGGAGGCCGAAGCCTCCATCCTTTATACTGCTGCTGCCTGTTCGTTAAGAAGTTCTGGTTTATAGAAATTTAATTCTTTACCAATTTCAATCTTACGAGGCTTCTTATGGTCAGGAATGATATTCTCTAAACCAATTTTTAGAATACCATCTTTATACTCTGCACCTCTAACTTCTACTGTATCAGCGATACGCAAAGTCTTGGTGAAAGAGCGAAGACCTATACCTCTATGTAGGTATTCGCCTGCTTCGGCTTTGTCTTCTTTGTTACCTTTAATGACCAATTCACCATCATTTACAGAAACATCAATATCTTCTTTACTGAAGCCTGCCACAGCTAATTCTACAACATAACGGTTATCGTCTAGCTTTAGAATATTGTGTGGTGGAAATGTGGTTGTGGTGGTCTTAAAGTCTGAATTTAATAGTTTCTCAACTTCGTCAAAGAAGTTTTCAAAACCTAGTGTTGTATGATATAATGGTGTTAAACGACTTAATGTCATAGCTTTCTCCTTAAAATAAGCAAGTTTTCAAAATGTGACCCCGAAGGCATCACGGTTATATTTAGTCTTTGACGACTAATATTCTTGTGGTTTTTTACCTATATTATATTTTGCAATTAAATCCCACTCATCTTTTTCTTTGAAAGCGATAATCTTTATTTGATGAAGTGGTGCAATATTATCTTCCAACAGTTTAGGGTTTAATATCTTAATTAGACCCCATTCTTCCAATAGTTTAGCAATAGCATTTCGTCTTTGAATGTCATTCTCTGAAATATTGGATGGCTTACCATCTAGGGCAAACAATTCTTTGAAATGGACAATGTAATAATGTCCTTGTTTATGTAGAATATGACAAGACTGGTAAAGAACTTTTTCTTTACGAGATGATACTCCAATTCGTGTTAGTGTTTCACGAACTTTAAGAAAATCATCTGGTTCATTGAAGACTACTTCAACGAACTTACTCAAATCAACCATTTTACTTCCTCAATCCACCGATGTCGGTTTCTTCTTTTAATTTTTGGATTTGTTCTTTGCTAAGTAAGCGGACGGCTTCACGAGCCTTTGATTCAGAGAAACCAAAGATTTGCTTTATACATTCTAAATCTTCACTTTTCTCAGCTTTAACCCACTTGGCAAATGGTCTCTTTTGTGACCTGACTATATTTAGTAAAAAATCATTCTGTAGCTTTTTATCAATCTGATGATAACGATTCATTTCATTTGCATAGAATATACAATCTTTATGGTAAGATAGACTTCGGTTGACCAAGAATGGCGCATAAGACTTCTCTGTCAACTCATCAATAATTAGCTTCTTTTTATTCTGTAATATAGCATTTACATAATCAAACGGACTCATACATTCTCACTTTCAACTTCTATCCATGTGTGGTCACCTAGTGACTTAACAGCACATATGTATTCATAATCAAAGGGTGGTCCAGAACTCCAATCTTTAGGACCATTAATACTTAATATATTTCTTTGTGTTCTTTTGTGATAGATTAACCAATATGTTTGCCCATGAACTACTTGAAACTCATAATGAGCATCATAAATCATATCAGTTAAATCTAATCTTTTTTTGATTTGGTCAGCTTGCTTCCTTAATACATTGACCAATTCCATAATTCTATCATACTCTTGTTGGGCGCTCAACCTTGCGATATTGAGCATGTGGTCTTTTTGAGATTTGACTGGAACTAATTCAAACTTTGGAGAACCAACATCCATTGGATATGGTAGGTTGTTTCTCCTAGCTGGATCTTCGTCTTCAAATCGCAATCAATTATACTCACAGTTAGCCATCAATTCAGTTAAACAGGCGACCAAATTGATTTCGGTATCAGCTACAAATGCGTTCTTGTATTGATAGTCTGCGATAATTAAAACAGCTTGTGGTATAGAATGTGGTTTCATAAAGTCATATAATGAATCATAGATTTGGCGAAACACACTATTAGCATCTAAATCACTTGTTGCAACCCATTTACGAATCGCACCAAAGTCTTTAGCTTTAATATGCTTTACAATTTCTTGT